CTGATTGTTGTATAGCTAATGAAGTTTTATTTATATTATCTTTATATAAATCTTTCACTTCATCAAGTGTTGCAAATTTTTGTATATTCATTGTATTCTCCTATCTTTTTACATAAGAACCAATATAGTTTTCCATTGAAATATCGTATATTTCAAATGGTAGTTTAGAACTGAATTTCAATTGGATCTTATTCCACTTTTTTTCTTTTAATTTTGTAACAATATAACCACTATTAGCATTAAAAGTTCCAATATTTTCATAATCTTCATTATCTTTTTTAACTTGAACTAATATAGAAGAACCATTTATATCGCATTTAAATCCCTTTTTATTAGTCATTTTTAACATCTGAGGATATCCACAGTCTTCTTTTGGCGTTGTCCAATATGAAGTAATATTTCTAACTTCAGATGTATTTGTTAAAGTATATATTCCTGAAATAATAACAGGAGTTAATGTACTTATTGTTTTTGAACTAATTGAATAAGAAGAATCGTATAATTGATTATTTGTTTTATCATACCAATAAATATCTGTCCCATCAGTATATTTAAAATATCCTTTAGAATCTAATACATTTTTTTCTTTTGAACACAAATATAAAATACCTTTATGTTCTAAAGAAATATTTATTTTTTCTTCTAAATCAAAATAAAACCATTCATATTCTATATGATCATTATTCATTATTTTTTGTCTAGAATCTGCTAAATAAACAATATTATCCACGATTACAAATAAATAACCATCGTGTTCAACAAGATTTAAATCATTATAATTTGTTTCGTTTAATAATTTTCTATCTATTAATGAACTACGATGTGAAATAATTTGTTCTGTTGTAACATTTCCAGATATTCCTTCCATTCCTCTATCACTAAAGAAAACAATATCATCATTAAAATTAATACCAGTAGCAACACAACCAGTAGTTATACTTGAATGTGATTCTGGATAAGTTTTAACGTTTTGTTTTAATCGTTCATCATATACAGTAGAGGGAATATGATAGAATACTGTAGTATTAGCTTGACTAGGTTCTTTAAATACCCATAATGCATTATTTCCAGGTACCAATGCTTTGATTAAAGATATATCTGTTCCTTCTTTAGCATAAGAATCAGTATCTCCTATATATCTTGGATCATCTAATCCACACCAATAAATAATATTAGGATAATCTTGATTGCCAGCAAAGAAAACTCTTTTATCAAAAACACACGCCAAAGTACATTTTTTGATTTTTTCTGCATTTCCAGAAATTGTTTTTTGATATTCTATAACAATTGTAGCTCTAGATATATTTTTTTCTGGTGCGGTAGTAAAAGTAATAATTCCCTTCGTATTATCAGTTGTAAATCCTTCAGTCAATTCTACGTCGTTTAAATAAACTTTTATATTTGATACATAATCAAAAGATAATTTATATTCTGTAGTGGTTCCATCTGGAAGAAATTGTTCTTTTTGATAATCACTTAACAAGTTTATATCTTGATAAGCTTCTGTTTTACTTGTGTTTAGATTATGTATTGATACTATCGGTATAGTTCCAACAACATCGCTTAAAGTTGCACCATTATATTCTAAATAGTTAATTCCATCTTTAATAAATAAAATGTTATTATAAATAAAAAAAACCGAATTAATTGGATTCATTCCATTTTCTTTTAAGATATTTAATGTTTTATTGGAAGGATTATAATCATATAATTTTGTCCCGCTATGTATTATTAAATGGTCAATATTATTAATTGTGTAAAATATCATTCCATAAATAGTATTTTCTAAATTTAATTTAAGCTCTAATCCAGGCCTTGTTTCTATTTTTTTGCCTAAAGTCTTATAATTTTTCCACATATTTAAAGCATCGGGGCTTCTATATGATGAAGTCATTTCATCAGTAAAATCTACGCCTCTAAAATTGTTGTATTTTTGAATAGTTAAAGAACCAGTAGCTAAACCAGTACTTGTAGTACCCATTAAATACCACCTACAATTTCGACACTAAATTTGCTAGGATTTATATCTAACATATTTAATGCTTCTTGATAAGCTTTTGAATAAACTTGACCATACTGAGCTGAGGGATCATTTTTAAGTAAATCGGCTGCTATTCCTAATGGCATTATCTCTAATACATCTGTACTTAATTCAAATTTATATGAGTCATCTGTTTCATCTGTTATCATTTTAGGATATTTATAATAATTTATAGTTGCAGTTCCGTTTTCTAAAAAAGTAACAATATTATCAAACATTGTGTATGTTACATCATTTATTGAATTTAATTTATAAAAATCATCTATTTCTTCATTTAAATTTATTGTTTGATTTTGTATAACATCAATTGTTTCAACCGCTGATATTTTTTTTATTCTTGCAAGTTCATGCTGCTTTGTATCTATAACATAATTTATTTTAGCTTGAATATCTTTATCAGCAGTTAATAATTTATTTGTACTATCTATTTCCTCTATAAGAGATAAAACTCTCTTTTTCATATCATTTAGAGTCATTTAAATCACTCCTTAACAATTTGTATCTTCCAATTGCATCATCAATTGAAATTAAATTACTATGAGTTTTAGTAAATCCCTCATTCATAACAAAAATAAGCATATCTCCTTTGTTTACTGGAAATTCTCTTTTAATTTCTTCTATAGCATTATTTTTTAAATCTTCTATTAATTTATATTTTTTAAAAATACCATTTTCAATTACATCTTTAATAGTTAATCTAATTTCAATATTTTCATTTTTATCATCTTTAAATTCTTCTACCTCATCATGAAGTAAAATATCTTCTCCATCATAAAAATAAGTTCCAAAAAATTGTGTATCTGGAACTCTGACATATTTTTCTAATTTTTCTAAAGTTTTCATTATTTCCTCCCTATAAACTCTGAATATTGTGTAATTAATTCATCTATCATTGAATTAAAGCCGTTTATTATAGCTTTTCCCGTTTCATTTAATGAAATTAGTATAATCTTAAAGTATGCTTCTTTTTCCTCTAAATCTACGTTATTATTAGTTAATTTGAGGTAGTTGTAAGTGCTTTCAACTAATGTAGAAATTGCCGCACATACTATATCAGAACCATAACAAGCATAACCACTATGTCCTTTAACTTCAATAAAATTACTATTACTATCTATAATTGTCATAACACTCTCCTTAATTATGCCTAATATCTTTATTAAACATAATTAAAGAGAGTTTAAAAACTCTCTTATCTATAAATTGCTTGTACTTTAACGTCTGCTGAACCGCCTGAAACAACAACTGTTCCATCATTGTTAGCATAAATTGCAGTAGAAATTCTTGCAACCGCAATTCCACCAGCAGGTAAAGATAATGTTAAATCAGCATCTGCAGCAGCATAGCTACCATTTTTAGGTGCTTTGATAACAACATTTTTAGCTGTGGAAGCATTAGTATTTTGAGCAATTAAAACAATACCATCGTTGTTTAAACCTTTAGTATTAAAAGTAATACCATCAGTTGCATCAACTGCAAGTAATGTTAAAGTTTTAAATCCTTCATCTTCTTTAACTTTCATAGTTGTGCCACTAACAGTAGCAAATTTTTGGATATTCATCATTATATTCCTCCCTACGCATTAGTTACCTTAATAACGTACATTTCTTTTGGTCTTACGACTTTTATTCCATATACATTAAGGCCCTTAATGATACTTGCAAATCCTTTTTCTTTTCTGCAAGTTTCAACCTTATCAATTGCATTAGCAACTGCTACGGCTTTCTTAGTTCTAATTAACTCATTAGTAACTGTTCCATCATTATATAAGTTATTAGATAATCTTAAATAAACTTTATTATATTTACCGACTGCTCCATTTTTAATATAATCAACATTTTCAGTAAATAATGAAGCTAATTTAGTTCTAGCATCAACAATATGCTCTGGAGTTAAATCTGCGGCTAAATCAGTTTTACCATCAACATTATTTTTGTATAGTTTCTTTAAAGCTTCATCAATAACTGTTAAACTATTGTCTACTGTTATAGCGGTATTAGCAGATTTCATTGAAGTTAACGCACCTTTTGCAGCAACTTCAGCAACTTTTGCGTCCTCTGCTTCTGCTAATGCAGTTTTAGATTCATTAAATTCAGTATCTAGATATCCTGGAGTAGATTGTGCCTTATTAACATCTTCTACTTCAAATGCAAAGTAATTTGCATAATCAATATCTAAATATTGAGCATTGTCAGCTAATTTTTCAATTTCCAAATCAGTGTTTTCATCATAATCACCAACTTTTGGTTTAACTGAACCAACAATTTTTAGTCTTTCCCCTTTCTTAATTTCTCCTTCGAATTTATAATCGCACCAATTTGCAATTACTAAATCCTTTTTTAATTCTGTTTGGCAATATTTAGACCAAAAAGTTGGTTTAAAATTGCCACCAAACTTTTGAATAAACATTTTTATCATGGCTTTTTCCTTCCTTTCATTTTTTACCATTTAGACATAGATTTATGTATCAAATCCATATTTTCTTCTATTTCCTTATCAGTCATCTTGTCGTATTCTGCCTCAGTTATAAAATCTTTTTTAACTTTTGTTGGAATCGTTTTCAAACTTCCAGGATTTTCAACAACTTTTTTAGGTGGTTTAACCTTTGCTTCATATAAATCGTATATATCAGCTATAGGTGTATCTTCATTAAATTTACTTTCAAAATCTTTAAATTCTTTTGAATTATAAATACTTTCTGATACTCCTAATTTTGCTAAATCTTGTATTTTCTTTCTTGATTTCATTTCAGAAATAAGTACTTTAGCAATTAACTTTTCTCTTGAAGTAATATTGATGCCTTTAGATAATAATTTATCAACTTCTTTATCAAGTTCATTAATATTATCGCAATCGTCAATAATTTCTTTCGCTTCTGCATTAGCTAAGATTTCCTCTTCACGAGAATTTTTTTCAGGTACATATTTTATACCTTGATCTCCATAGAATTTTCTAGCTTTGCTTAAAGCAGTATCATAATCTTCTGCTTTTAAACCTTCTTTTGCTAGATAAGCAAGTTCCTCATATTTAGAAAGCTTAGATTCGTATTCTTTACTAATCTTATTTCTTTCTCTGTTAAGTCTTCCCTCAACAACTTTGTCAAGTTCATCTTGATAATTAGGATTTTGTTTAATTAAATCCTTTAGAGATAAATTAACCTTTTCAGGCTCTTCCTTAGTTTCAGGTACGGAATCCGTATCCTCTTCCTCAGTTTCTGATTCT